CTTGGTGATGAAATATGTAATAGACTGTCGGCTGGTGAAACGCTTATACAGATATGTAAAGATGAACATCTACCTTGTCGGAAGACTATCTATAACTGGCTTTCAAGCGGACTTGATGAGTTTTTACGCAATTATACACAAGCGAAAGACCAACAAGCTGAGTATTATGCTGATCAATGTATTGATATTGCTGATCAAACTGATGGTGATACTAAGATATCAGCTAATGGTTTGGAGAAGGCAGATCATGAATGGATCCACAGATCACAAATTCGTATTGATACAAGAAAGTGGTATGCAACTGTAACTAAACCAAGAAAATATGACCTTGCTTATGTACGTGCTTTACATGAGAAAGAAGAAGGTGCTAGAACTATCAACGTAAATCTCAATGTAGCTGATGTTACTGAATGTGAAGAATGAAACTAAAGCTGAAAGACATAAATGGTAAGGTCATCAAGGACGGTGATACGGTGTTTATTCGTAGCCTGCTGCCGTGGGGTATGGAAGAAGCCACTTTTAAAGTAATTATTGATAAAAAAGGTATATACGTACTCGGTAATGTAGATTTTCCGGGCAGTTGGTTGTCAACGTATATATTAGAGATGAACAATCCATATCCGGGTATGCCAGAAGAGTGCAAAACAATTGTGAGGGTCGTTGATGCTACTATCGAGCAGAGGATGGATAAGAAGAAAGAATGGCAAAAGCTAAAAGACAAAATTGCAACATGCGTGGGTTATCATTTTGCGCATGAGCCTAAGCCCATTAGCAATATAGTTGAGTGGGAAAGAAGATTTATGCAAGAGCTTTCGGAGGTTATGAAGGATGAAGATGGATAATTTAGAATGCGGTTGTCAATATATGCCGTACGCTGGAGTAAAGGCCTTGAAAGAAGAAAATAAACGGCTTAGAGATATAATTGCAGAGATTGAGAGGGTCCTAGATGTCGAAAACTAAGTGCTACAATATTTGCGATCACTGCGGGGAAGTAATAGAAGAAAAAGTACGAAGGTTTTTCGCAACAATTGATGATGTAGATATTACTGTTGTAGAAGATTGTTGTAGATTTATCAAAGGGTTTATTGTTAATAGCGTTTTTACTTGTACAAAGTGCTGGATGAAGAATGAAGACTGAGCTTAAGGATAATCCAGAGAAGGAGGATTTATGAAAGAAAAAGATATTAATGATTTTGCAATAATCACACAAGAAAGTTGTGATGGTGGATATAGTTTTTCAGTTTCGAGAGAAGCTGAGGAAGTTGCTAAAGCTATTGTTGAATTATATAAAAAAATAGCTGATCTTCAAGAGAAGGTGAAGCACTTGGAAGGTGCTTACTAGGATTAATTTATGAACCATAAATTTATTGTTAATAAAGATAGTATTGGGGATCCGTTTGAAACAACTAGGGCTAGATGTCCGCATTGTGGAATACAACTTTTTATATATAAAACTAGATGTTCAGGGCGATTTGAAAAAGCAGGAAGGGTAGCAAGGAAAGTAATATATGAATGTAAACATTGTGATTTTCTTATGCGATTTGAGGAAAGTCTTGCTAGAAGTGGTTTTGAATGGGGTGGAACTAGCAATTTAGTTCCTTTAAGGGTAAAAAGAACTTACCGAACGAAGGATTAATTTGTGATGGAGTTTAAAAGAATGAAAGCATACGTAATCTTTAAAGACACGAAGAAATGGTGGGGCTTCTTTCTAAAGAAAGGATTTGGTCATTGCTTTTTAGTGCTTCAATCAGAGAATAAACATCTACTGCAACTAGATCCGCTAAATCATCGTCTGGACATACAAATGTTTCATAACTTTACCAAAGTAAAGGATATAACCCGCTTGTTTAAGCATTGTCACGTAGTAGAGCTGGAAACAGATCATATAACCACACCTAATCGCTTATTCTGGCGCTGTGGTGTGTTTAACTGCGTGAACCTAGTGAAACATATGCTGGGCGTTAAATGCTTCGCTATGACGCCGTATCAGCTTTATAAGAGGCTAAAGAAAGAGGTGAAGGATGACAAGTAATTGGGCGAAAACTTTCCGCCCAACTTTTAATGTGAATTATTTCATCATAAATTAATCCTTGACGTGTTAAATAAACAATCTTACTATCCATATCAGGTTTTATTATATACGATAAGGATTAATGTTATGGGTGGTAATGATTCAGATACAGCTCTTTGGAATGCTCAACAAAAGCAGAAAGAAGCTGACGAAAAACTTAAGAAACAACAAAAGCAACAGCGACAAGCAGCTGAAAAGCAGCGTATTAGTGGTGAGCGAGCTACTTCTGCTGGTGGACAGATAGCACAAAAAAAGAACACTTCATTGTTGGGTGGTTAATCAATGACTAAACCAGTATTGACTTATGAAAAGTTATTAGAGATTAATAAATTCTTTGAGGGTTTGAACTCTAAAGGAAAATTAGAGGTTATGTTAGAAAATTGTTATGTAGAAAATGGTAATTTTTATGATTACGACGGTAATAAATTAGAGCCTGACGATGAAATCATCAAAGAAGATAAAGAAGTAATTAGGCGTTTATTGGACGATTAATATGACCAAACTGGAAGACTATCAAGAACGGTTTGCAGCAGCTCAAGGTGTTGCATCTGAATATAAGTCTCATTTCGAGCAGATCTATGGCATGTTTATGCCGAACAAAGATAACTACGACACAAAGAACGAATCTCGTGGTGGGATTAAGAACATCAGGCTGTACGATACAGAGGGTGTGATAGCTCTTGAAAAACATGTAGCGCAAATGCATATTGGCCTAACACCAATCGGTCAAAGATGGGCTGAGTTGTCAGCAGGTAGTCAAGTTCCAGTAGCATCACAAGATCAGTTCAATAGAGAAGCACAAGAAGCTACAGAGATATTATTTAATTATATAGATGCATCTAACTTCCATCTAACAGCTAATGAAGCTTATTATGAATTAGGAGTTGGGACTGGTGCTATTGTAATCAACGAAGGACCAGACGAGAACCCTTTTATATGTTCAGCTGTTAAGTTACCGTTCTATTATCCTGAAGAAGGGCCGAACGGAACCATTGAGACAGTATGGCGTAAGTTTGAGAACTTTTCTTATCGTAATATATTGCGTACATGGCCACGAGCCAAAATCCCACAGATTATGCAAGAATCAGCAAAGGATGCTCCAACTTATAAGATAGACCTGCAAGAAGGCACAGTCTTTGATGAAAAGACAGGAGCATATGAATATATCTTGTGGCATGATGAGTCAAAAGAAGTGTTACTATCTGAAATGGTATTATCCTCACCGTGGGTTGTGTTTAGGAGTTCCAAAAGAGCTAATGAACTATATGGTAGAGGACCAGCCGATCGGGCATTACCGACAATGCAATCGCTCAATCAAATATATGAAGATAAACTTCGAGCAGGTGCTTTCAGGTCAATGCCCATTTATCTTGGTGTTAATGACGGTGTGTTTAATCCTTGGACAACTAATTTAGAACCAAACACCATAATTCCTGTAAGTCCGTTTGGTTCTAATCCACCATTAACACCAGTTCCTCAGGGCGGTAATCCTGAATATGCTGTTGAGGACATTATGGATTTACGTAAGCAGATCAATAATATCTTTATGACAGATCCTTTGGGTTCAATTGAAGATCCAGCTAAGACTGCTACTGAAATAATGATCCGTAATCAAGCAGCGCTTGAACTTAAGATACCATCAATAAGCAGATTACAGGTTGAGTTATTAGACAAGGTCATACAACGCTTTGTGTTCATTCTCAAGAAGAAGGGTTTGTTTCCACCACTTAAAGTGGATGGCAAAGAGTTTGCAATAGAATATAAATCCCCGCTGATTCAAGCACAAGATCAAGCAGATGCTACTAACATTGTTAAATATGTTCAGACACTACAAAGTACTGTTGGACCTGATAAGGCATTAATACCACTTGATGAACCTGATTTCTACTTAGAACTAGCTAACAAGATGAATGTACCACTCAAGGTTTTAAAGAGTGCTGTTGAGATAGAGCAAACACTAGATCAGATGGCACAAGCAGAACAAGAACAAAATCAACCACAGTTACCGCAAGCTCCTGTTGGTGGATTACAGTAATAGCTTGCTAAACAGAGGAGAGCGTTAATTATGGTTATGTCAGTTCCGGCAGATCAAACACCTATGTGCGATAGGCCGCCAGAAATAGTACCAACAGCCCCGTTAGAGGTTCAAGAGATCTTAAATAAGATCGATTCATATACAATCAAAGAAATCCGCGACTTATTAGATTACTGGGATCTGGAGGTCGGTAAATTCTATGGTAAACATGTGTTCTTAGCAACCCTAAGAGATAGAGTGGTAGATCTTAAGCGAGAAGCAAGACAAGTAAAACAAGTTGTAGATAAACCAACACTTGAATCAAGAGATGATGAACTAGCAAGATTACGTAAACTAGAGGAGAAATACAATAATGAACGAGCCGAAATTCCAACCGCCAAAAGTACAAGACCAAGAGCAAAACCAACCGTCAAACGAGTTAAACAACCTAATACTAGAGGTGTTCGACAGAACAAGCCCAGGAAAAAAGTTATTAAAACTTCTGCATGAGGAATATCTACATAAGTTTATAAACCCAGTGCAGATAAACTCTATAACTCCATTTGCTGCTGGCTTTCTCGAAGGTGAGAAAAGCATGATGATATTCATAGAACGGGTGATTAGGTTTGCTAAAACCCCCGAACAAGTTAAGGAGAAGAAATAATGACTGAAGAAATAGGAACAACAACAGTAGCAAGTGCTCCGCAGGAAGGATCACCAGAGGCATCACAGATACATTCATCAACGATGCAAAATACCGAAGGAACTATGGCGATCGAAGGAGAAACTGGAAAGGTAACAGGTGTGCCAGAAGAAGAGTTTAAGTGGAGTTGGCAAGAAGGTTTGCCAGGTGAGGGCAAGCGTCCCGATTGGATTAGTGAAAAGTACGATAGTGTTGAAGCACAAGCCAGAGCTAACAACGATGCACAAGAGCTTATTGGTAAATTAAAGAACCAATTAGGTAAGTATGCTGATTGGCACGCACCAGAAGCTTATGACTTTAGCGAAATTACAGGTGATGATTTCGCTTTCAACAAAGACTCAGCAGAGTTCAAAGGATTTACAGATCTAATGCATGTTAATAACATACCAAACGAATTAGCTAATCAACTTGCACAATTGTACAAAGCAGATCAAATGAGCAACAGGATAGATCCAGCTGAAGAAATAAAGGCTATTGGACCAGATGCACAGCAGCAGTTTGATGCTCTTAATAAATGGCGTGAATCTTATAGTGATGAAACATCAGAGTTTCTAAGAAAGACAGCAACAACAGCAGAAGCTATTAGGGCATATAAAGAAATTAGAGCAACTAATATACAAACATCTGTTCCTACTGGTATTGGTACTGCTCCAACAACAGTTACTAAAGAGATGCTGCTCAAACAATATGGTGAAAATCTCTATAAGGGAGATAAAATTGCTGATGATCCTGACAAACAAAGAGAGTGGGTAAAGAAGATTAAAGAATTTGTTTGACAATTGAACGAAATAAGAGTGTAATATTTTTAATCCCGAATGGGGTATTTGAGAGAAGCGACTAATCGTCCTCAACTTGTCCGAGAGTTAACCCATCTTTGATGGCCTCTATAAAGACATAGAGCTAACGCGATAAAGCTAGTAATTATGTTTATTTTATGGAGGCTATAAAATGTCTATTTATATTAATGATGCCGCTGTAACGCTGTTTGATCCAATGCCAAAACAGGCTTTTCAAGAAAAAGGATTTAAACTACGTGGTACTGTGCGCACAAGAAATGATGTCACTGGTGACACAATCAAATTTCCTAAATTAGCTGCTGGTTTAGCACAGCAAAAAGCGATTCAAGATGATATCGTACCATTAAATCTCGTATGGTCACAGGCAACTGTAACTATGCAAGATTGGCATGCATCTGACTATTCCGATATTTTCGGACAACGTGATGTTAACTTTGATGAAGTTAACGAACTAGGTCAGGCATTAGGTATGGCTATCGGTCGTAGAGCTGATCAACAGATCATCGATGCATTGGCCGCTTCAGGAACTACTAATACTATTGCTCATGGTGACACTGGATTTACTTATGCTAAATTCTTGACCATGAACAAATTCTTCACCACAAATAACTTGCGTCAGAACGGAAATGAGTTCCACGTAGCTATTGACGGAACTGCTGAAGAAGATTTGTTGAATGAAACTAACTTCATAAGTAGTGATTTCACTAGACAACGAATCTTAGATAATGGATCTAGCCTTAACGGTATGGATTTGTTTGGTTTCAAATGGCATGTATTTGGTGATATGGATGAAGGCGGAATTCCTTTGTCTGGTTCTACTTATACAGCTTATGCATGGACTAAAAATGCTATGGGTCAAGGTATTGGTATGGACTTCTCAACTGAAGTTAACTATATCCCAACTAAAACTTCATTCTTAGCAACATCTAAGTACAGAGCTGGTGTTGGTGTTATCGATGCTGTTGGTGTTGTTGATATCAGTTACCAATAATAGGAGGATTTATTATGTCTTTTTCAATAAATGGTTTAGCAAAAATAACCTCCTCTGCTAATGCACTTGCACCTACATGGTTCAGTTATGTTAGTACTGGTGATGCTATTGCAACTATTAAAGCCTCTGGCTATTTTAATGGTGCTATGCAGAATCTAACTAATGGTCAAGGTAAGTTCAAAGTTGGTGATGTTATTCATGCTTCTGGTAGTGATACCTATGAGTTGTTAAATATCACCGCTGTTACAACCAATGTAACTACTGAACATTTTATCAGCATAACATTAGATACTGAAAATATTGTTACTACTGGTAATATCACTGGTGGTAACTTAATTGCTACTGCTGGCGACGTTAGCGGTGTAACTGGTACGTTCAGTGGTGCTGTATCTACTGGTGATTTAACAATTACTGGTGTTGTAGCTCAAACTGCTGCTGTACGTCCTTCTAGTGACTATGCTTATTTCTACAATTTAGATTGTGATGAGTTTATGACTGGAGGCGCAGCTCAAAAGACCTATATGCTAGGTATTAGTGGTGAAAGACCTG